ATCTTACAATCTTTGCAACTGGATTTAATCCAGATTTACTACACTCTTCGGAAAGAATTGATGCTATTGATAAATTATTCTTGACTAATTTAGAAGATGTTCCTTCTTGTTGGAGAGGACATCGTAAATTTGCTGAATGGTTAGTAACTCAAATCAAACCAGAAGTAACTGTTGACCTCGGAGTTGATAGAGGATTTTCTACCTTCTGTTTTGGTATGCCTCGTATTGGTCATGTTTATGGGGTTGATACTTTTGAGGGAGATATATTTACTGGTCCAGCTCCACAGGGATCTTATGAATATGTTTTGAATAAACAAGAGAAACTCTTTATGAAAGACAATGTAACTTTCATTAAAGGTTTGTTTGATGATGTTGCAAAAACTTGGGATAAGCAAATTGATATTCTTCATATTGATGGAGATCATGCATATGAATCCGTCAAGCACGATTATGAAACTTGGAGTCCTTTCTTAAAAGAGAATGGAGTAATTCTTTTCCACGATACTTGTGTTGAAGAATTGAATGGTCATCAATATGGAGTGAAGAAGTTCTTTGAAGAACTTGATATACCAAAAGTAACATTTACTCATACTTTTGGTCTTGGAGTTGCTTCTAAAAATAAAGAACTTATTGAATTTATTAAGTCTAATTTTGATCTAGATAATCCTCTATGAAAATCACAATTCCAGTGTCAGTTGGTGAACTATTAGATAAGATTTCAATTCTTGAAATTAAAGCATTTCTCACTGATGATGAGTATGTTCATAAAGAATTGGAAGACCTAACCCAAATTAAATCAACTCTCACACAATATACCTTAGAGTATGAAGTTGAACTAAAAAAAGTCAATGAAAAACTCTGGAAGATTGAAGATAAAATTAGAGAAAAAGAAAAGCTCCAAGAGTTTGATGATGAATTTATAGAACTTGCCCGTAGTGTTTATATTACAAATGATGAGCGGGCAAAAATTAAAAGAAAAATTAACGAAATAACTAACTCACATTATAAAGAAATTAAATTGTATTAATTATGAAGCGTGCTCTTATTACTGGTGGTGCTGGGTTTATTGCTCACCACTTAATTGGTCAAATTTTAAAAACTACCGATTGGGAAATTATTACACTTGATCGTTTGGATTATAGTGGAAATCTCAATCGTCTTCACGATCTAATGCTTACCTTTGATCCTGAAATTCGCAAGAGAGTTAAGGTAGTTCACCACGATTTGAAAGCAGAACTGAATCCACTTGTTCGTTCTGAAATTGGTAATGTAGATTATATTCTTCACCTTGCTGCTGGATCACACGTTGATCGCAGTATTGAATATCCAATGGAGTTTGTTCTGGATAATGTTGTAGCAACCTGCAACATTCTTGAATTTGCAAGAACTCAAAAAGATAATCTAGAAAGATTTATTTACTTTAGCACTGATGAGGTCTTTGGTCCTGCACCAGATGGAATTAAATATCAAGAAAATGATAGGTATAATTCTACTAATCCTTATAGTGCCACAAAAGCAGGTGGTGAAGAACTTGCTGTTGCTTATGAAAACACTTATGGTCTTCCCATTTATATTACACATACGATGAATGTGTTTGGAGAGCGTCAGCATCCTGAAAAATACATTCCTATGTGTATTAAGCGTATTCGTGACGGTGAGACTGTGACCATTCATAGTGATAAAACCTGCACAATTCCTGGTTCCCGTCACTACATTCACGCCGAAGATGTTGCCTCTGCTATTCTGTTTCTTTTGAATTATGAAGGAACTTTTGAAGCAACTTGGGGTGGTGCAAAATGTCCTAAGTTTAATATTGTTGGGGCAGAAGAACTGAACAATCTTGAACTTGCTCAGATTATTGCCAATGCACAGGATAAAAAACTCAATTATGAACTGGTTGACTTTCATTCTTCACGCCCTGGGCACGATTTACGTTATGCACTTGATGGGAGTAAAATGAAAGAATTAGGTTGGGTTCCTGGTAAATCTGTAAAAGAAAGAATTTCTGAAGTAGTTAAGTGGACTCTTGAAAATGAAAGATGGATTGCTCTCGATAAAAACACTTGACAATTTTTTTATTTTCTCTTATAATATCAAGGCCTTCAGCACTCCTTGTATCTTTGGGAATGAAGACCCTCTCTGTGGTGGGAGAGGTGAGTTGGTGGTTCTAAGGAGGGTGTTTATACCCTCCTTTTTTTCTCTTATAAATTTTTAGTAGTTTCTTAATAAATATGAAGTTCACAGTTTATTCAAAAGATGGTTGCCCATATTGTGAAAAAGTCAAACAAGTACTAGAGTTGACAAAATTACAACATGTCGTTTATAATCTTGGAGAAGATTTTACACGTGAGCAGTTTTATGCTGAATTTGGGGAAGGTTCAACATTTCCTCAAGTTATTTGTGATGATAAAAAAATAGGAGGATCCGTTGACACAATCAAATTCCTCAAAGAGAACCAAATCGTCTGATCAGACCATAAATAAAAAGGAAGACCACTTCAATCGTGGTGTTGAACTCATACTTAATGGAGGCAAAAAGAAGCAAACACACCCATTCCATATCATTTTTGAAAAGATGGTTTGCTTCTTCAATCGGGAAGTAACTATCTATTTTGAATTTTCCTTTCATTCAAGGAAGAAAAAAGTAGTTTCCCGGAGAAAAAGAAATGTTAGCAGTTAGTCTAGTATTTGGTTCATTCCTAACGGTTTTGTTTCTTATAGTGGGACTTATAGGTGGTTGGGTAGCAAGAGAATATATGATGAACTATCGGGAAATTCCAAAGTTACATCCAGAATTCTATGATCAAAATGGCAATGTTATTCCAGATGAAGTTTTAGCAGTATCTTTTAATCCAGATTATTTTGATGATGAAGAGTATGATGAAGAGGAGGACTAAATAATAATACCTGTGTGGTTCGCATCTATCAGGTGAAAGGGTGCTTCGGCACCTTTTCTTGTATAAATATTATTGCGAATCACAACAGAGTAGATGTATTACACTTACGCTTATTTGCGTGAAGATAGGACTCCCTATTATATTGGAAAGGGTTCGGGGAATAGGGCCTATCAAAAACACGTAAGAAATAATGGTCAAAATTTAGTACCAAAAAATAAAAATCAAATATTAATACTCAAAAACTTTGAGACAGAAGATGAAGCATATACGCACGAACAGTATTTGATTGCTTTATATGGTAGAAAATGTGATGGTGGAATTTTAGTTAATATGGTTCACGGTGGAAAAGGTGGGGCAAGAAAATATTTAACTAAAAAAGAAAAAGAAGAGGCATTATTGAAAAATAAAATTAACGCTGCTAAAAAGTTAAAAAAATGGAGAGAAGAAAACCGAGAAGAATTTAATAGAAAAACAAATGAAAGAAACGCAAAGAGAAGAGAAATTTTAAATCAAAGACAAAGAGAATATGCCGATAAAAATAGAGATAAAATAAATGAAAAGCAGAGAGAATATAGAGAGAGAAATAGAGAGGAACATAGAAGAAAAGAAAGAGAATATTATGCTAAAAATAAAGAAAGAATTAATGAAAGAAAAAGAAAAAAGAAACAACTTGACTCTATGAACTAAATAAGGTATAATCATTTTAGATTTTGGGTAATATGACAACGACAAAAAAGGCAACGACGGCAGCGACGACTAAGACTAAAACAACTGCCACCAAAAAACCAGCGGCACCAAAAGCAACGGTAATTGCAGAATCCATTCCAGAACTTCCTGCAAATCCCTTTATTTTTGAGATCTTCAATGCCGCTTCAAAGCAAAGAAGCAATGCAAAAAAGGTAGAAGTACTTCAAAAGTATTCTCATCCTGCACTTAAAGCATTGTTTATTTGGAATTTTGATGAGACCATCACATCAGCACTTCCTCCTGGTGATGTTCCATATTCTGCTGTTAATGAAATGGACTCGTTCAAAGGAACTTTGAGTGAGAAGATTGCTGATGCAGTTGATAAGATGGAAGAACTTGGTTCTAATTCACTTGGATCACAAGATCAGGGACGTTCTTCTATTCGTAAGGAATATTCCAAGTTTTATAACTTCATCAAAGGTGGAAATGATGGACTAAGTTCTCTTCGTAGAGAAACAATGTTCATTAATCTGCTTCAAGGTCTTCATCCACTGGAAGCAGAAATCATCTGCCTTGTGAAAGATAAGAATCTAGAAACCAAATATAAGATCACAAAGGAAATTGTTTCCCAAGCATACCCTGATATTATTTGGGGAGGTCGTTCCTGAATATGAGTCAACATAATGATGTAATTGAGAGAGAACAAACCACAGAAAAGCATATGGATCATTGGACACCAGCAGAAAAAGAAACTTGCAAGTCACGCTACGGTTGTGATATTCTGATCGAGAATGGTTCATATGCTGATGTGTGTACAAAAGATGCACCGAATGATGCGTACATTATCAAGTATCTTGTAGATGATAAGATTTGTTTTGATTTGACAAGGGGTGGTCGTATCAAGTTGTTTGATATGTATTGGGATAAGTTTCGTGATAATTTGAAGAGTATTGATTTTGGACAAGGAAGAATCAATCCAAAACTCTGGGGTTATCAAGCACCCCAAAAGAAAAAGCGGAAGTGATTTCATAATTGCTGGGAAAAAATCCCGGCAATTTTTTTGCCCTATAAGATTTTATAAAACTGTATCACTTGTTACAACAAAAAGTTGCTATATACCATTAACAGGTCTATAATGACCTTACGTTCATCCCTATGGGACGGAAGTAAGCCGACTCGGAACGGATCGTTCATCTATGGAAGCACTTTTCTTAACTTGCTTACAAGCACAGTTTTTGATTGGCAAAGTTAATATCAATCAAACACTAACTGCCCAACAAAAGAATGATATTGTTTGGGAGATTAAACAAGTTACAAGAAAAGGTTGTTTCGTAGACGCAAAAGCCGACTGAAGGAACGCTCTTTAACGTAAAAAACTAAGGAGAAAACCTAATGTCTAAGGTAGTATATCGCGGCGTTGAATACGATACGCAAAAGCGTTTAGAGTATCAACAGCAGATGATGCAGCAACCCCAACAATTCAACGAAACCTATCGTGGTGTTAAGTTTGTAAAGGAGGGGCACAAATGAAAAAACTCAATTTCCTTCAACTCATCAAAGAGCAAAAGCAAAAAGAGCAACGTCGTAAACAAGCATCACTTGCTACGCTGGTAGCGGCAAAATAATTCAAAGGAGGGATTGATTCCCTCCTTTTTTTATGGTAAAATAAATCGAGAGAATATTATCTTATGGACAAAGAAAAACTCAAACTCATCGTCCGTAACCTGGAACTCTTAGTTGATTCTTTGAAAGCAGAAGTGTATTCTGATACTCAAAGTTACTTGAACTATGATGAGGTGAAGAAAGGATTGAGGCACGACTACGACGAAATTTTTGAAGATGACGATGGATACCCGGATTAATAGAGCGAAAAAACTTGTTAAACTTTTAGAACGATTGGTTAAACAAGAACATCTCTATACTGCTGAAAAAATTGTAGAGATGAAGGGGCAACTGCGAGTGGTAAAGGAAGAACTCGCACAAATAGAAGGAAAACTTTCAAAAGGATTTGGTAAGAAATGACTGTAAGACTTATTAGTGTAACTCCCGATGCAGAAAAAACAATGGCGTATGTTGCGCGAGTTAGTAATCCTGCAAATCAAGATTCAGAGAACTATGCCAAGTTGCTTGCTTATTGCATTAAGCATAATCATTGGTCTGTTTTTGAACAGTCTTTTATGACTCTTGAAATTGAAACGAATCGTGGTATCGCAGCGCAAATTTTGCGTCACCGTTCGTTTACATATCAAGAATTTTCACAACGTTATGCTGACACTAATCTGCTGACAGAATATATTCCTGTTCCAGAACTTCGTAGGCAGGATACAAAGAATCGTCAGAACTCCACAGATGATCTTGAAGGTTATTTGAAGTTGAAGTTGCAGGCAGAGATTCAAGAGCATTTTCACGCCTCTAACGCCCTCTACAAGCGCCTTTTGGAGCACGGAGTGGCAAAGGAGTGTGCAAGGTTTGTATTGCCCTTAGCGACGCCCACACGTATCTATATGTCCGGTTCTTGCAGGTCTTGGATACATTATATTCAACTTCGTTCTGCAAATGGCACTCAAAAGGAGCATATGGATATTGCAAACGAATGTCGTCGTATTTTTATTTGCACTTTCCCAACTGTTGCAGAAGCACTCGGGTGGAAATGCCCAAACGATGACTGTGGATGTGAAGAAATCCGATCACTTCAACCATCTCTGAGAGTTGATTAATCATTCTAAATAAATTATCTTGAATTCGTAACTTTATGGCGACCTATCCTGTTATTAACAAAATCACTGGTGAACAGAAAGAAGTGGAAATGAGTGTCCACGACTGGGATCAGTGGAAGAATGATAATCCAGACTGGACTCGTGACTGGTCTGATCCATCTACTTGCCCTTCTCCTGGTGAGATTGGTGAGTGGAAGGATAAACTTGTCGCAAAAAATCCTGGATGGAACGACATTCTTCATAAAGCATCAAAAGCACCTGGTTCACGAGTAAAGAAAATCTAGTATGGCAAGAAGAAAAAGAGGCAACAGTGACCAACCTATTGGAGTTGGTCTGACTGCGAAACAAATGAAGCGCAGAAAACCGTTAAGTTCTGAGTATCTAATTGATATTGAACCTCTTACAGACAATCAAAAACGTTTGTTTGATTCATATGTCAATGGCAAACATATTGTTGCCTATGGTTGTGCTGGTACTGGCAAAACCTTTATTACACTCTATAATGCTCTCCAAGATGTTCTGGATGAGCAATCTCCTTATGAAAGAATCTATCTTGTTCGTTCATTAGTTGCAACAAGAGAGATTGGTTTTCTTCCTGGTTCTCACGAAGATAAGGCAGATATTTACCAGATTCCTTATAAGAATATGGTGAAGTATATGTTCCAGATGCCTTCTGATGCAGACTTTGAGATGCTCTACGGAAATCTCAAATCACAAGAAACTATCAAGTTCTGGTCTACTTCATTCCTTCGTGGTACAACGTTGGATAATTCAATCATCATTGTGGATGAATTCCAAAACCTAAACTTCCACGAACTCGATTCAATTATTACTCGTGTTGGTGAAAATACCAAAATTTGTTTCTGTGGTGATGCATCACAGTCTGACTTGCAGAAAACAAATGAGCGTAATGGTATTGTAGACTTTATGACTGTATTGCGTAAAATGCCATCCTTTGATATAATTGAGTTTGGTGTAGATGATATTGTTCGTTCTGGACTTGTTAAAGAATACATCCTTGCAAAAATGGAAGCAGGTTTTTAATGTTTGATCACGTTGAATTGAATCTCCCGAAACTTGAACGGGAAACCATAGATGGTGTTCGTTATTATTCTGTACCTGATGAAGATGAACTTCTAAGACTGGTCTCCATTACTTCGGTGACCAGTCATTTTAATAAAGAGATCTTTGTTAACTGGCGCAAAAAAGTTGGCAATGAAGAGGCAGAGCGTATCACAAAAGCGGCAACAAGTCGTGGGACTGATATGCATACGCTTGTAGAGCATCATCTTAAGAATGAAGAGTTACCAAAAGTTCAACCTCTATCAGATTTTCTCTTTAAAATCTCTAAAACAGAACTTAACCGCATAAATAATATTTACGCCCTTGAAGGGTCCCTATATAGTAAGCAATTAGGAATTGCTGGGACAGTTGATTGTATCGCTGAATATGACGGCGAGTTAGCAATAATTGACTTTAAAACTTCTAAAAAACCAAAACCACGAGAGTGGATTGAACACTATTTTGTTCAATGTATGGCATATGGATGTATGCTATATGAACTGACTGGTATTTCAGTCAAAAAACTTGTAATCATTATGGCTTGCGAAAATGGAGAATGCGTCGTTTATGAAGAAAGAGACAAATCAAAGTACATCAAACTACTCGGCAAATACATTAGAAAGTTTGTTAGAGATAAACTGGAACTCTATGGAACCAAATAAAGAACTAGAACAGGCAATAGAAAGTAAATTTTTAACACCATCTAAATTTGCTCTTGAAATTGAGAAAATTGTTGCAGAAGAAAACTTCAACTACATTGATGCTATTTGCCATTATTGTGAACTCAATAATCTTGAAGTAGAATCGGTTACTAAACTCATTTCAAAACCACTGAAAGAGAGATTAAAGTGGGACGCAACCCGTCTTAACTTTATGAAAAAAACTTCAAGAGCAAAACTTCCTCTTTAAAATAAATATTATTATGTTTTCTAAAATAGTGATGAAGACTTTTCCACAATTCTTGATCGCTTGTTCTATTGCTTCTCCTAGTATTGGAGGAGACTTGAATGAGTATTATTATGGTGATAGTATTGCTGTGGGATACGGTGGAAAGTCACCTGGTTCCAGAAGAGTTGGCGCAAGTCCTGCAGAAGTTCTTTCATATCTTGAAAGAGACTTAAAGGATAATCCAGAAAAATTTAAAGGGCAAACAGTTAATATTTCAACTGGTGTAAGCAACAATCCTAGTGATTTCAGATCTATTGAAAGACAACTAGCAC